TTGACGTTATCCGATATTTGCGAATGTCAAACAGCGGAGAAGGCCCAGACTTTATGTCTAATGCCTCGATGCAAACAACAAGAACAAATCAAGGAGGATATTAATATGCCCAAGAAACGAGTACAGACAATTGCAAAGGAGCACAGCGTAGAGCTGGACTACCTTATTGAATTAATAGAAAGCAAACTACCAGAGCATACCGTCACTGGTACTGGCTACGCCAGATGGATTAACGAAGAAGGCCAGGAGTTACTAGAGAAAGCCGTAGACATTCCCGAGCTTACGCCTAAGCGTTACCGAGGAGTAGTGCACTCCAAGGCACCCAACCGAAGTTACATCTACGTGTACATCAGGGAGATCAAGAAGAAGGTACCAGCGGTCATTCCTCGTAAGCTAGAGCACTTCCTGACAGAAGGTAAAAACGTAAACGTAGAGGCCATCACAGATGACCGAGGAACGTCTTATCGCTATGTAAAATGAATCTACCCGAAGAAGACATTACCTTAGATCCAGAATGGATCGAAGAGCAGGTAGACCGACTAGCCGCCTGGGAGTACTTGAATCGCTACGTAAAGCATCAATTAGACCAACCAATGCGACCACAAGAATTATGTGATAGAATTGGAGTTCACAAAGGTTACATCCACGAGATGACTAAATCTGCTAGAAAAAAACTAAATGCAAAATAAATCCACTTTTGAAGCTTTAACATACGTTGATGCATCTCCAGATATCCGTGCGCTTCAAAGTGCATATGACGAAACAGTAAACGAACTGGAGGCCTATTTTGATTTGTGCCGTACTAGTTACGATGATCGCCGCAACTGGTGGCCAGGCAAGAGCCGAGATCACCGCAAGCATGGTGCAGATGCATTTCCGTGGGAGGGAGCATCAGATACAGAGAGCCACGTAATTGACGAACGTATTACACGGCTAGTTTCCTTGTTTATGTCTTCACTGAATCGGTCTAATATACGTGCCTACCCAGTGGAATCCAATGATATCGCTCGTGCAGAGATCGTATCTTCATTTCTAAAGTGGATGGTAACCAGTGGATATATCCCTCGTTACAAGCGTGAAATGGAGTTAGGTGCTAACTACTTACTAGAACGAGGACTTCTTATCACCTATGTAGGCTGGCACGCAGAGGACCGTCAGTTCTTACAGAAGCTGACCTTAGAGCAAATTGCAGAACTAGACCCAAACATTTTTGGTGCAGTGCAGTCAGGAGAAAATGACGACGAACTAGTACTTATTTTACAAAACATCTTTAATGGAGTCACTGAAAAGCGGGCGAAGAAAGCGATTAAGGAACTTCGAGACGAAGGGGAAGCAGAGCTTCCTGTTGTTCGCCGACAGGTAGACGCACCAGAGATTAAGACACTAGCCCCAGATGGGGACTTCTTTTTTCCTCCGTATGTAACAGATCCTCAGCGGGCACCTTACTGCTTCTGGAGGACTTACTATACAGCTCAGGAGCTTGAAAATAAGGTAGCAACTTCTGGATGGGATCCAGACTTTGTTGACTACATTGTAGAGCACTACCGAGGGGTAAACATTGATAGCATTGAAAGAGAACAGGAAGGCCGCCGTAGTATTAGCTTGACCGATAACGCTTACGAAGCAAATGAACTAATAGAAATCGTGTATGCGTACCAACGGCTGGTCGACCCTGAAGATGGAGCAGAAGGTATTTACTGCACAGTATTGCACAAGGAATACGACGGAGGTAACGGAGAGGCACCAGCGTTTGCAAAGCGTGAACTCCTCAACGGCTACGAGGACTACCCTGTTGTAGTCACTAAGTTGTCTGAAGACAGCAAGCGTCTGTACGATACTACTACATTGCCTGACTTGCTACGTGGCATCCAGAATCAAGTAAAGGTAGAGCGGGACTCTCGCATTGACCGCAATAGCCTAGCTACTTTACCACCTATCCTGCACCCAGTAGGGCAGGCGCCTAGCGACTGGGGTCCAGGTCGTATGATTCCTTATCGCCGCAAGGGTGACTTGGACTTTGCTCCTGTCCCCCCTGCGCCTGTTGGTTCTATTGAAATCGAGGAAACCTTAGAAAGTTTAGCGGACCGCCTAGTAGGACTAGATGAAAACTCTCAAATCTCTAGTGTACGTAAGCAGTTCCTAGTGGACAAGTTCCTGCAGCACAATGCAGAGGTTATGCGTATGGCGTACCGTTGCTTCCAACGCTTTGGACCAGACGAAATATTCTTCCGTGTAACTGGAATACCTGACCCACAAGTAATGGACCGAGGTGACCCTGACGCAGACTTTGATATTACTATTAACTACGATGTATTAAACACGGATCCTAAGTCCCAGGAAGTTAAACTAGCTCAGATGACGCAACTTATCCAGTTGGACCGCAATGGCCGTATAGACGTTGACAAACTACTTGCAGTGATGGCAAGCAGTGTTGATCCAATTCTAGCTGACTCCGTTCTTACACCTGTAGAGGATGCGCAGCAGCAGGTAGTCAAAGATGTAACTGATGACCTGACTAAGATCTATGCAGGCATTGAAATGCCAGCCCGTGCAAGCGGTGGTCAGATTGCTATGCAGGTACTACAGCAGTACGGACAACAGCCTGACATTCAGCAGAAGTTACAGGAAGACGAAGCCTTCGCTGAACGCCTACAGAAGTACGCAGGTCAGTATCAGTTCCAGATGCAACAAATGCAGAACGCTGAGATTGGTCGTATAGGTACTACCCCTGCGCAGATGGGGGAAGTACAAACTCAAGCAATGCCTCAATACTAATATGACCCCAGGAGAATACGCAAATAAACGGGCATCCGATAAGCTCTTTGGGTTTCCTATTCGTGAAAAGTTATATCCTGGAGAGGATCAATTTTTTTCGGATAGACCCGAAGTAGCTGGTATGGCAGCGGAGGACAATACCATTATCCTCAACCCTTACAGCTCTTTATCAAAGAAACAACTAGGAGCAGTAGCAGAGAATGAAGCTATTCGCTTGAAGATGCGACAAGATGAGTTTGTTCCAGAGTTTGAAGTTACACCCGATCAAGTTAAATTCTTTGAAGGAACGGAATACGCAGATAATCCAACAGCAATGAAACAAACTATTCTTGCTAGAGTTTACAGCGGTGACTCCAGTGCAAAAGCTACACCTGAGCAGAAACAAGCTTTAAAGGAATATCTTTCAAAAAATAAATAATATGGAAAAGCCAACAATCGAACAAGACATAGAGCACCTGCAGCGGCACGATCAGTTCCAGCGATTCATTGAGTTAATCAATGACTTGAGGGAGGAGTGCATCGGAGAAATGCACGATGCTCCAACTGACAAGATCCAGCAGCTATCAGGGCGTATCCTTAGTTACGATCAGATCCTGACAATGTCTACTTGGGGGCAGCCTTCGGTTGCCGAATAATTTCATAGCACGCATTTCGTGTGCTATAATGCACAACATAGCTGTCGCTCGGCGTTGAAGAGTGGAATTATATGAACAACGAAGTCACAACGGGAAACGCTGAACCCGAAAACTCTACAGCGGAAAAGACAAATATAACAGCGGAAGATTTTGCGATCCAACGCTTAGGGCAGCCAACCCCTGAACCAGAGGAGCAAGAAGCTCCTGAAGTTGAGGAAGAGGTAGCCGACGAAATTGCTACTGAAGAAGTAGAAGACACCGAGGAATCAGACGAGAGTACTGAAGACGAAGAGTCCGAAGCTGAATCAGACGAGCAAGTTCTTTCTCAGATTGATTTAGATGATATGTCCGAAGAGGAACTGCGGGAACTAGCTGACAAGCTAGGCAGCCGTGCAGTAGCCCGCTTTGGAGAACTCACAGCTAAACGTAAGGCAGCAGAAGAAAAGCTACAACAAATTGAAGCTAAACTTTCTGCCGAGCAAAGCAATCCACTGCAACCCAAACAAGAAGTTAAGAACAATCCGTTCGACAGCGTAGACACCCTTGAGGATCTACAAGCTAAGGCAACGGATGCTAGTAACGTTATTGAATGGGCAGAGGACATTATGTTCAATGCAGATGGATATGAAGCTGATGATGTAGTCACAGAAGTCGAAGGCAAGGAGATGACTAAGGCCGATGTCCGCAATGCTTTATTGCAGGCACGTAAAGCCCGTGACAAATTCCTTCCTGCTCGCCTGGAGGAAATCCAAAAGATTGAACAAAGCAAACAAATGCAGGAGTACCTCAGTGCTCAGGCTGAAGCTGAGTTACCTTGGATGACAGGTGAAGACAACGATACACGGCGTGAATACCAGGCCATTATGAGCGACCCCAGGGTCGAAACATTAATGACTAGCCTTCCCGCTGACGTTAAGGCTCAGATGCCATATCTACTAGCGCACGCAGCTAACAGTATCTACGGGCGAAAAGAAGTAAAAAGCGCAAAGCCTAAAGTACGACTTAACGCTTCCAATACTTCTACCCCTAGTGCAGCAAGCTCAGAAAAGCCTGCAAGTCGTGCAAGTAAATCAATCAAGAACTTGAGTACTCAGTTTAAGCAATCAGGAAACAAGAGTGACTTCATTACTCTCAGAACCCTTCAACTACAAAATAGATAATCTAATTAAATTATAAAATATTATGGCATTCTCAAATACATTCGACACCACTAATCCTGGTTCCGCTGTTTCTAATCGTGAAGACCTCACAGATGTACTTACCATCTTGGCTCCCGAAGAAACTCCTGTCCTTTCATCTGCTTCTAAACAGAAGTCAAGTGCTACATTCACTGAGTGGACTGTAGACGTACTTGCTGCTCCTAGCACTGCAGGTGTAGACGAAGGTGCAGACGTATCTTCTTTCACTGACCAGTTCGCTGGCCGTGCTCGCCTTGGTAACTACGTACAAAAGTTCCGCCGCAACTTCAAGGTTTCTGACCTTCAAGAAGCTGTTGACAGCGTAGGCCCAGCTAAGGTTGCACAAGCTGAAGCAAAAGCTATCCGTGAACTCAAGCGTGACATCGAAGCTACACTGATCGGTACACAAGACCGCAGCGTAGAAGACGGTGCTGGTACACCTTACGGCCTTCGTGGTCTTGGTGACTGGATCGACTCTGCTGGTCCCGCTGACGTTCCTGCTAACTTCCGCACTCCTGCTGCTTCGATCTATGACATCAGCACACAAGGTGCCTTCGGTGAAGAAGCTCTTAACGACATGATCTCTTCGATCTACCGCAAGACTGGCAGCTCGAATAACCTTATGCTTGTTGCTGACACTGGCCTTCGTCGCACTATTGCTGACTTCGCTCGTGTATCTGCTGGAGCTACTGAAAACATCCGTAGCGTCAACTACGACGGTAACAAGGCTGAGATTAAACTCTCTGTCGAGCTTTACCAAAGTGACCACGGCATCGTGTCCATCGTCAATATGAACCCAGACACTGCTCCTGCAACTATTGCTGGCGGTACTGACTTCAATGACGGCTACCTCATTAACCCTGAGTACTACGGCGTGCACGAACTGATCCCTATGGGTTCAACTCGTCTGCCTAACGAAGGTGGAGGCGAGCGTGGATTCTGCGATTGCACATTGACCCTCGGCGTATACCACCCGCAGGCTCACGGTAAGATCACTCAGTAATCCTTGCTGAAATTTCGGGGAGCCAGATTTATATTGTCTGGCTCCCTTTTTACCTTTAATTTTAAACAATGGAAATAATCACAAAAGCTCCTACTTATTCTGACGAAGAGGTCAACAAGGCCTTTATGGATGAAATCAAAAACGGATTTGCACTTGAGAAACGGACGGAAGTCAATCGTGTAAACCAGGCCCGTAAAGAAGCTACAGAACAACGAGGAAAGGTGCACCCAGTACTAGGGCGTTGCGTAGCAACTATCCCGCACCGTGAGTACTTCCGACTTATAAAGAAGTACGGACAAGAGACAGTGCACTCCAAGGAGTTCCTTACTTATTTCCAAAAGAATTTTTCAGACCTTACACCCAATAAGCTCTAATGCAGATTAAATCCTACACTGACCTATATAATTTAATAGTTGCACTCTCGGGTGTAGGTAACTTTACCACCGAAGAAAAGGACAAAATTCTTCAGTTTGTTAATCGCCGTGCCTTTGAAGCTTATCGTGCCAGCCCTAGCTGGCCACGTTATGCGGTCATAGGAGAAGAGCGCACAGTAAGCTCTGATGGCCTTGTACCTTACGTAGAGGCTGGTTTAGATAACATATCGGACTTCCAGCGCATCTATCGTACGCAGCCCTTTAATCGCCAATCAGCCCTTGAGTACGAGTTCTATGTAGACTCCAATGGTGCTCACGTACTTAACCTAATCGCCAACGACTCAGGTAAGGTATTCGTAAACTACCAGAAGGAGCTTCCTGTATTTACGGAGGACTCTACAGATATTCCCCAGGAATTCTTTTTCTTTTTAGGGCACGCTGCCTATGCGGACTTTCTCCGTATGGACGGGCAGCACAGCAAGTCTATGCAAGAAGAGCAGATAGCTGGGACCTACCTGGCCCTAGAGCTTGAAAAAATTGACCTTCGGTCAAATAACAATACAATCAATAAGAAGTTTTCAACTTACGTAAACCGTCAATCCAGATAGCAAGTATGCTATAATATCACTATGAGTTCATCCAGAAACAATACCCTAGAATTTTCCTCAGTTGGATCCGAAGTACTTGACGCAGGTGACTCCGTTACAGGCAAACGTTACGGAGCCATTCAAGTAGTTACTGACGCTAATTTTTCTACACTGACTGCTGACAATGTTGATCAGTCTTTAGCTGCACTTACGGGTGTAGGCATCGGTGCAGGGACAGTTCTTTACGGGCAGTTCAATGCCGTAACTGTCACTAGCGGTCTAGTAATCTGCCACAAGTACTAATATGTTCCTCAGCCTAAAGGGTTCTTTAAACACTAAGTTTCCTAGGTTTAAAGGCATACTTGATACTTATGCTGGTGCATCGGCTGCTTACAGCCTACGCCGACTATCAAAGGTTGCGTCTTCCGTTGTCCGTGTGCGACGTTCAAGCGACAACACCGAGAAGGACTTCTCAGCTACTGAGGTGTCCTCTGGGACACTGGTTGCTTGGGTAGGCGCTGGAAATGACGGCTTTGTGGAGACTTGGTATGACCAGTCAGGCAACGGCAATGATGTAACTCAAGGGACAGCAGGAAGTCAGCCTAAGATTGTTGATGCTGGTGTGCTTGTGAGTGGTGGGATTGAGTTTGATGGTGTGGATGATAGATTATTTGGCTCACACATACTTAATACGGATGATGTGCTTTATGCGGCGGTGGTTGCAAAAAATAAAAACCTTAGCAAAAGAGGATTATATGTAAACAATTTGTTTTACAACTCTAGCACGGACAATGGCGGTTTCTCTGTAGAAGCGAAGACATTTAACCAAGCTGGAAAAATTGCTGGATGGATGTATGACACAAACGTAAGCGCTTCCGTTCAAGACGGACTTTCCTCTCTGACGCAAGATCAAGTGCAGTTACTTTCTTTCGACCTTTCAAATGGTTCGTCAAAGTTTCACTTGGATGGTTCGCTTGTTAATACTTCTTCTGCTAATATGAACAGCGAGGACGCTGGATCATTACTGAACATTGGCAACAGTCCTTCTGGAACTGCACCATTAGAGGGTTCAATCAAGGAAATCATCATCTACAACTCTGACCAGTCAGCCAACCGTGAAGCCATCGAAGATAACATTAACAATCAATACGACATTTACTAATGTACCTAATATACGAAACCGAACAAGACGCCCTTGAGCGTGCTGACGAAGAAGGCAAGTACCAAGGATTCTCCTACTGGACTGAAGGCAGAGGCACACGCTGGTTGACTAAGCCAGTACCTACTGCTGACGGCAAGTGGGCATTGGATGTCTCCGAATACGAGCTGGACGACATTGAAGAAGCATCAGTTGAGTCAAGTTATTTACCAGTGGAAGTAAGTGAGGAAATCTAATGCAGGACATCGTGTATAAATCAACGATTGGAA